GGTGGCCCCGCCCGCCTTCTTTGCCCAGGCGATGAACTCGATGCTGTTGCCCGACACCTGCACGCGGTTGACGTTGTCGAGCAGCGGCGTCGGCGCGGGCGCTGGCGTGGTGTCGACCTGGGCGATGGTGCCCTTGAGGCCCGCGGCCACCAGGTCGGCAACGCTGGTCGGCAATGCGCGAGTCTCGATGCCGTCAAGGTCGAGCTCGAGGCGGCTCGAGGTGCCGCGCTGCCCGTAGCTGCGGAACTGGTCGGAATCGACAAACTGCTGGCCCCAGCTCGACCGCGTCTGTACCAGGTCGGTCTGGCGCTGTTGCTGCCTGGTGGTGGCCTTGGCCAGCTTGGCATCGAGCGCGTCGGCGCTCTGCTGCTGCTCGAGCAGCTCGGCCAGCGAGGTGATGCGCCCATCAAGGTCGGTGCCGCTCTTGCGCAGCTCGACATAGGTGGGGTCGTCGGGGTTGAACGTGTCCGACTCGGCGATGGCGACCGCTGCGGCCTGCACCTCGGAGCGTTCCTGAATCAACTTGTCTAGCACGGCGTTACCCATGGCGATGCCCTCCTGGCGTCGCTCAAACTGCGGGCGGCGTTAGGTTCTGGCGCGGCCATCGGTGTGGCGTGCGTCGACGTAGCCGACGCTCGAGCCATGCAGCGCGTTGGCTGAGCCAGGCGGTGCTGGGTGTCGTGCCGTGCAGCGGGTCGGGCGTTAGCCCTGAGCCCTTACGGCGCTGACGCTACGCCCGCGGCAGATGGTGCGTCCAGGGCGGCTCGGTCAGCCAGTAGGCCAGCTCAGCCTCGCGGCGGTTCTCGGCCTCGGCGTCGCGCACCGACAGCACGCGGGCATCGGTGCCGTAGGCCCCAGCGCCTACTGGGGAAACGCCCAACAGCACCGCCCTGTCATGGCGCACCAGGATGTTGTCACGGCGGCGGATGAACTGCGCATGTCGGCGCTGCGGCCTGAACTCCACCGACAGCTCATCAAGCACGGGGTTGGGCCCGCGGGTCAGGGCCAGGATGTCGCGGCCCGCCGCGGTCTGGGCGATGCGCAAGGTGCCGTAGATGCCATCGCCCTCATCGCGCAGCTCGACCGCGTTACCGACGACCACGCTGCGGTTGTGCTGCTGGTCGGTGACCTTGACCCGTGACGGGTTGCCGACGGCGGCGGCGAAACAGCCACGGCTGAACACTTCCCAGAGGCCCTGGCCTATCTCGGCCTCGACCTCATACGGGGCCAGCTTCACCTCGAGCAGCCCCTGGTCGGGGTCGACCTCGGCGACCTGGGCGGCCCTGGTGTGCACGGCCTCGAGGTCGTACAGGGCCTCAGTGCTGGCGGTCATGGCTCGGTCACTTCCTCGGTGGTCTCGGGCTCGGCCTTGGCCCGCTTGCTGGCCCGCTTCCTGGTGGCCTTGGGCTTGGCCTCTGGCTGCTGTTGGCGGGCCTCGCGGCGGCGTTGTTTCTTATTGGTCATCGGCGTGCCCTTCCGTTCATCGCCAGGCCTGGCTGAGGTGTAGGTGGCGCTGCTGGGGCGGTGCCAGTGCGGGCTCAGACTCAGGCACTGGCACCGCTGCGGGCACGGCGTCCGATGGCACGGGCCCCAGGCCCTCGAGCTGGCGGCATTCCTCGATGGTCAGCAGCCCCATGTCGAGCGCCAGCTTGTAGGCCGCGAACCGCTCGGATGCTGGCGGGTTGGCGAATCCGTCGAGGTTGACCTTGACGCCCGCGGTGCCAGCCAGCAGCGCGGTGAGCACGTCCTCAACCGCGGCGATCCAAGCGGCGAGGCCAAAGTCTTTGAGGTCCTGGAAGTGGTCGCGCACGTTGCTGTAGGTCGCCGAGCCGCTGAGGCTGACGCCCAGGTTGTCGGGGCTCAGCGCGAACGCGTAGGCCACGTCCGCGATGCTGAGCCGCTTCACCTCGCCCAGGGCGGCGTCGACGGGCGACAGGTTCAGCGGCACGAAACTGGTGTAGGCGTTGAGCACCGCGATGCTGCGGCGGTCGCCGCCGTGGTTGGCCAGCCAGTTGGTGCGCAGCTCCTGGGCGTTCTCGGGTGTCAGCCCAGCGCCCACCGTGCCGTCGACCTTGAGATAGCCCGCGGGCACGCCACTGCGGAACGTGCCGGAGGTGTAGTCCTGCACCTGCCTGGTGATGCCGAACGCGCCAGGGCTCATCTCAAACACGCCCATGCTGTGACCCTCGGCGTCGACTGGGCTGTGCGGGTTGCGCAACGTCACCAGCCGATAGGTCACCGCGCCCAGGGTCACGTAGCCGTCGCGGTCGAACGCGACATCGTCGGTGGTCTGGTTGGTGCCCGCTGACAGCGTCCACACCAGCGTGCCGTCATCGTCGCGGACGGTCGACAGCAGGGCTGGGTCGACCAGCCGCAACGTGCCCGCCAGCGGCTGCCCGTTCATGTCGTCCTGGCAGATGAATCCCCCGACGCCCCACCAGAGCGCCGAGCGAATCCATGCGCCCCAGAACTCGGAGCGGGGCAGCTTGGCCACCGCGGGGTAGACGCTGTCAACGAATCGGGCGTCAGGCCTCAGCAGCATGGGGTCGGTCAGGAAGCGGCCCGACGGTTGCGGGCTGCCGTCGGCGAGGTCGACCTGGCGGAACGGTGCGGCGGTCAGCGGGCTGACAATGAGGCTGGTGGCTCGGGTGACGATGGGCAGGCCTGCCGCGCTCGCACCGAATCCCCAGGGCCCGTTAGGCCCGATGGGGTTGGCCAGGCCGCCGCTGTCGATGCCGAGCCACCAGACGGGCCCATGGTTGCCGTCGCTCATCCAACCGTCGGGGCTGTTCTCGAGGATGTCGCCCGTGGCGCGGGTGTATTGGGCTCGCTGTTGCAGCCGTCGGCCCGCTTGGTTGAGCGGACGGTGGCGAGTCGGCACGTCGACCTCGAGGGTGCTCGATGGTTGCCGACTCAGGGCAGATGACCAGGTGCGCGACTCAGGCGCTGGCCAGCAGACTACGCCTGGTCACCCATCGGGCGGTATGACGCGGGTTTGGTAGCGGGCCAGCAGGTCTTTGATGTCGGTGAAGTTGACCCACTTGTTGCCGTCCGTGTGTCCGCTGCCGCCACGCCACCCGCGCATGAGGGTCTGTAGCGCGTCCACGGCACCCTCAGCCCGTAGGCGGTCCATCATGGCCCGTGCCCGTGCGTCTTTTTCGGCGGTTGGTGGCTGGCTCGGCATGGCCTCGAGGCTAGTAGACGGCGGCCACCTGGCGCGGCTGGCGGGCTCGAGCCACCGCCCACACCGCCGCCTTGACCGCATCGCCTCGATGTCGAGACACCACCCGCGGGCCCTCGGGTCCCCGCTGGGTGCGCAGCTCGGCGACCTGGTCGGCCAGCAGCGGGCCACCGTCATGGCGCAGCACGTCCTGGTCGATGAGCTGGCGCAGCTCGGTGGCGGTCTGGGTCATCCTCGAGCCGACGGCCTCGACATGCGGCTGGCCATCGAACGCGGGATCGGTGGCCAGCGTCTTACCCACCAGCACCACATCGGCCCCGACGCTCAGAGCCGATCTGGCGGCCTCGGGCACGTTCGGGTGGTCCGACACCCGCACCAGCACGCGCCAGGCGTCCAGAGGCCACGCCAGGGCCACTGACACGCCCTCCTGATACCAGGACTCAACCGCCGCAACCATCGGCGGCGTGCTCGGCGTCGCGTCCACCTCGAGGCTCGCCCACTGGGCGCTGGCCACCACCAGCGAGCCGACAGGTGCCCGCCGCTTGCCAGGGTTCGGCCAGGCGTTGCCGTACTGGCTGACGATGGCCTGGATGGGGTCGGGGTCGTCATCGGCTGGGTCGACATCACCGACCCTGGCCCGCTCGAGCTTGCGGGCGATCATCCGACGGCGCTGCTCGGACCAGTGCGGGCTCGCCGCCCGCCACACCTCGGGGTCGTCCAGGTCGGCCCCAGGCGGCATCCCCCACCAGAGCAGCAACGTGTCGGCCTCGGTCGCCGACCCATCCCCAATCTCGGTGATGGCGGTCGACATCCGACGGCGCATCAGGCTGGTGGCCCGACGGTTCGCCGTCGAGGTCATCCAAAGCTGGGGCTTGGTGCGTTCCATCAGGGCAGGCTCTAGCCCGTCATCGACGGTGCCAGGCTTCACCGCCCAGCCCTCATCGACCAGCGCCAGCCCCGCGGGGTAGCCGTACACCCCATCCTGGGAACGCACCAGCCAGCGGCTGCCATCCGGGGCGTCGATGGTCTCCTTGCCGTTGCTGCGCAACACGTGCCAGCCAGGATGGCTGTCGGCGTACGCCCAACCCTGGGCCCACACCTCGCGGCATATCTGCATGTCGCTGCCGGTGTGCATCACGGTCTGAGGCTCACCGAACCAGTCGGCGTCGGCCATCCGGTGCATCGCCACCGCGAACATGCGGCGGCTCTTCCCTGACCGCCGTGGCGTCGACTCCACCACCGTCGACCACACCAGCTCGCCGTCGGCGTCATGCTCATACTGCCGCCGCAACGCGAACCGCTGCCACCAGCGCAACGTCATCCCCAGCTCGGATTCGATCCAACGTTCGGCCACGTCGCCGTAGCTGCCGACCGCGGTGGAATGCGGCGGCGTCATCACCAGCGGCCAGGAGAACTCTGGCGGTGTTTCCAACAGATCGACCAACCACGGCACGGCCTCGAGCGA